CTAACACAACTATTATAACAACCGCTACTGGTACAGATCCAACTGTATTACAAATTACAGTTCAATCTCTTGGAGAAGGAACTGGTAAGTTTAAATCAGGAGATCTAATTGCTGTAGGACCTTCAACATCATTTACTACTGATACTGGTCAACTTGAATTTATGTTGGTTACTGGTGTCTTTGATGGAACTAATCTAATCGTTGCAACAAGAGAGCAGGAAGGCACAGTTGCAATGGCTCACGGATCATCTGATGTTGTAAGAAGAGTCATCAAGCATGAGAGACAATCTCTTGTAACTAGTGCTGAGGTTAGAACTAGAACTGTTGCTGGTGTAGATAATAATTATCTCTCTGTAATACTAGAGAGAGGATATATCTCACAACAAAAACTAGATTACAAGCAATGGTTGAGATTTAGTAATACATCTACTGGCAGAGAGATACTAACTCATGTAAATGGTAGGTTGTATGGTAAGAACCATACTACTAAGATGGATGAACAGTTTGGTGATGGTGCTAAGTCATATAGAGAGGGAAGTCTTGAGGTAACTGATAACTTGACACTAACGGGTGGTAACTTCGTAATTTACGATAGTGTTAAGCAAACAAAACTATTCCAGTTTGTTAACGATGATGGACATGCTGATCACTCAGGTCTAATTAACTGGGATGCTGGTGTGATAGCAAGAGGAGACTTCTTCTTATATCCAACATCTTGCCCAGAAGACGTTATATTAAATTTAGATTGCACACCATCATTCTCAGTTGATAATTTAGGTAACGTAACTGCTAAGACAACACTAACAGTTACAGGTGTAGCAGCACCAGGAGTTCCAACACAAAATGATGTATTCTCAGTACAGAATCTAGGAGTAGGTGGAGGTAGTGAGTTCACTGTCAAGCAAGATCGTTCGATTGATGCATTTGGATTAACAAACTTCACTACATCATCTGGTGCTAGACATACAAGATACTTATCAGCAGCAAATTATGATGGTAATCCATTGATTGCTAACATAATTTACATGGTTAATGTTCAAAATACACAAACATTAATTGTTACACTACCAACTGCACCACAAACAGGTGACGTTGTAAGAATGATTGATGTGGGTGGTAACTTGAAGTATGACACAACATTAGTTCTTAGAACTGTTGAAGGAACTGGAGATAAAATACAAGGTGACGCAACAGGAACACTATTTGGGGATAGAATAACTCCATATCCATCTGGTGAACTTGTGGTACAAACTCCAAACGCAGCATTTGCGTTAGTATATCTTGGTGGATCTGATAATAATAATCAATCAGGCATCCCAACTAGCGTACAAGGTTGGTGGTTAATGGAGGTATAAGAAATGCCAAGTTACAATCGCATAAAAGCACAAAAAGCCAGTCCCATAGGTACGATAATGCCATGGACTGGTAGTACAAGTCAGTCAGCACTATCTGCAGATGGTATACCAAGAGGTTGGATTGTCTGTGATGGTTCTCAACTCAAAGCAAAGGACTATCCTCTTCTTGCACAGATATTGGGTAATGAATACGGTCCTATTGTAGAATCTGGACAACCATTCGTTGGTATAACTAATTCATTTCCAAGTTATAATGATGATGATATTTTTAATTTACCACTACTGAATCAGCAAGTGCCAATAGATTTAGAAGGTAGTTTATTAAGTGGACAAGAATTGGCAATCATTGGAACTTATATTTCAAAAAATGGATTTGAGGGTGAACAACCATTAGCAAATGTACTATCATATATTGATGTGCAATTTTCAGCAGCGATTGACTCAGAATTATCAGGAAAGATAAAAGGTATATCTCTTGAAGATCCAGCATACTTTGATACTATTAGAACTATACGTAGAAAATTGGGTGTTGAACACACTGCCACACATACACATCCAAGACCAACAGATGGTTTCTATCCATCAGTAGAATTAGCTGGTGGTTATCTTGGAACATTTGAAGCTGGATATTTTGATGTTACAACTAATGAGTATTCAACAGGATCAGATAAAGGTACTTTTACTTCTGAACCACAAGCAGATAGGTTCGATACTGGTCAGATTCAATGGACTGCATATGATCCTGGTGCAAATACACTTCCAACTATGGATCGTTTTTTACATTTTGGTGATGCTCCATCAGAAGTTCCAGTAGTACCAACATCAGGTCCTAGACAAGTGGGTGCATATTCAAATACAAAAACATATCAAGATGACAATACATGTATTACAAATGTTCAACAAAGTGCAGTTACTTCCCCATTTCCACCGCCTGGCACATACCTAGGACAAAAAAATTATTATGCATCATCTGAAGTTCCTTTAAACAGAAGAAGTGATGGATCAACTCCTCCAACAACTGATCCAGCTGATTATTTTGACGCAGTTCCAACTGAAGTAGGAAGAGATTTTCCATATCCCACCACATTAAATCATACGGGTGATGCTTTTACCCAAGCTTCATTAGGATCTCACAATCATTTCACTATTGATCTTGCAATGACGAAAGGACAAATGAATTTACCCACTACTTTACTCATAAATAATATGACTACTGGAAACTTAGAACCAATAGATGTAGATAGAGGATTAAGTGTACAGATTAATCCTAATACACCATCCTTAGTCGTACTGTATATCATCAGAGCATACTAATGGCAGTATTATACTCAAAAGAAAAAGGAAAACTAGGAACTCTTACTGGTTCTATCATAAACTGGTCTAATCAGTTAACATCTTCAGATCCAGAAGATCCAACATTATATGAAACTCTTCCTGCTGGTTACTTGAGATGTGACGGTACAGTTTATAACGCAGAGATATTTCCAGAACTTGCTATCATTTTAGGTACAGGTGCTAGTTGCAGATATAAAAAACCAGATACAACATTACTTGATAATCAATTTCAAGTACCAGATCTTAGTGCAAAGTCTACCAAGACATCATTTTCATCAAACTTAGGAGATTATGTTGACACATATTTGGATAACGACGCAGGAGTAGAGATAACTAAATCTGGTGTGGGCATGGAAGTAAGTAGTAATATTGGTACTGATTATCAAATTCAATATCAAGGTAATTTTTTCTTGCCATCACAAACAATAGAAATTACGGGACAACCTGGTTTTACCAAGTCTAGTGGTAATTATACTGAGGAAACAGAAGTATTACACACAGCATTTCAACCTCATGCTCACTTTCATGATGGAAAGAGATCAAGAATTTCATCACCTATTAATGAATTTGCTTTATTTGGAAGAAACTCAAAACAATCTAAATCTACCTTGTGTATTATGCCATGGGCAAACAATACTGACCAACCATTATGTAAGGCAGAAGCATCTAGAATAGTTGCACAAAGACTTAAGGATGCTAGTACTCCTGATGGAGATAGAACGCATCAGGTTCCATGTTTTGGTATTTTTAGTAGTCCTCCTCCTGAGCTTCACACATGGTTTGGTGGTTGTTGGACAGGGTGTAATTTTTCAGATAATAAAAAATGTTTGATACCTGGTGATATCCCAGAACAAAATCTTGACGGTTCTGAAACAGGAAATATATTACAATTTGAATGTTCTAGTGTAGGTTCAAAATCAAGTACAGGATATCCCATTTATGCTGCTCCTGGTGGTAGTAGTCCAACTGCAGTACCATCAAACTGTGGTAATGTCACATATTTTCCTGAGATGTCATGTAAAACTGAAAATAGTTGTAGTTGGGGTCCTGCTAACTGCTGGCAATTTGACGGTGTTATCCATGGAAATAATGCATATGGAGCTCCAGATCCTAATTATCTACCAAATAGTTTCTTATCAGGAGCACCTGGAAGAACGTTAACTTCACCAAATCTTACTGACTACGCAGCTGTACCACAAGCAACTCAAGTTCCATTTGATTCAGTAGCAAATACTATTACATATGGTGCACTTAACAATACTGTAACTGACGTAGAGGAGTTTGGTACTGAAGGCGTACACAAACATTTAGTTCCTTTCAATCAAGATCCACATACATTTGAAGTGGTCACACAACCAACATATATTCCTGGTGGTAGTTTAGAATCAACAATTAAAATTGATGTTAATGAAGAAAACAAAGCAGATAGTTTCATACAACCATTTTTAGTCCAAGAATTTTTAATTAAATATTAAAATGGCAACATACAGGAATTCATTCGTTAATTATTATTCCGACAAGACTGGGAATCACTCTCCTGTCGGAACAATTCTTCCTGTCTTTGCAGATTTGAATCTTGATGCAGGAGAGGAAGCAAATTATACATACCCACAACATTTATATTGTAATGGTCAAGAGTTATTAATTCGCGACTACCCAGAATTATACAGCATCATAGAAAATAGATATGGTGGATCTAGAAGTGTGGAAAAAACTCAGGCAGCTCAGCCTGGTGGATTAAGAAGATCATATATTATAAACAATAAATTATTTTTCCAGTTCTATCATGATTCCACCAACAACAAGGCAAATGTAAAACTACCATTTCCATATAGTTCAGTGTTTAGATTTTCTACATCTGGAACTAATGTGTTTGGTGCATTTCCAAGTGGTGGTATTTTTGATCAAAACA